TGGTAACGACGGTCGGGACGATATTCCACCGCACTGCTGTATCCAGCACATCCAGCACATCCTGGGCTTGTGGTGTGTTTCCCCGGATGGCTTCAATCACGGCGTTAGGGTCTTCGCCTGATGCGTCCAGCAAACGTCTGTCAAGCACTTTGCGGGCATCCTCATTGGACAGCCAAAGGGGATTACGTCGGGCAAGGGCGGCCTTTTCTGCTTCCTTGCGCCGTTTCTCGGCTTCGGCCTGTATCGCTTTGATGCCCTGTTCCTGCTCATCCATCCAGTGGCGAACAAACGTCAGGTGTTCCTGGCCGGTCATGCCGAGTTGGTCGGCCACCTCAAGTATCTTGTCATCGGTCAAACGGCCCTGCCGCGCCAATTCTCGCAAGGGCCGTTCAAGTGCGACCTGGGCTTCCTTGCGGGCTTCGTCCATCTGCGCCTGTTGCACGCCAACACCTTTGGCTGCTGCCAGACGCAGGGCTTTACCGTGCTTCCCATCCATGAAGCTGACGCCGTGTTCGTCCTTGAAGGTTTCCAGAAACTCCACCGTGGCGGCGATGTCCACCTCGCCCGCTGCCAAAGCCTCCTCAATCACGCCACTGAAAAGGCTGTCGGACTCCCGCTGGGTCATGTACCCAAACTCGGCGGTCGCGGTCAGTTCGCGGAGGTGCTTGACGATCTCTTCAGGTGGTCTGCCTTCCTTGAGGCTGGCGCGAGCATTAGCGGTCAGGGCTTCTTCCTGCCGTGTCAGCATCTCCTTAGCCGCACCTTCCAGGCGCTGTGCGTACAGATGATAATCCGCCCTGTCCAACATCGCCAGCATGTCCTGCCGCGTCTGCGGGTCCTGGAATGCGGGGTGCTGTAACAATTCGGATTTGGATGCCTGTACCAGTGTGGCGTAATCTTCGTCAGGTTCCGCCTGCGCCAGTTGCAGGGCGGTTTCGGCAGACCAGTTGCGGATTTTGAGCATGCCATCGGTTTTGTAATAACCGCGCTTATAGTGCTCGGTGGCGACCTCAAGGATGTGCTCCCGGAAGTTATCCTTTTGACCTGATAAATCCTCTTTCCTGCGCGCAGCAACGCCTGCCTCGAAATCATCCTCGGCCTGCTTGGCATTCTTCTGCGCCGCTCGCTGCGCGTAGATATCCCCCAGCATCGCGATGCCTCGTGCGGCGACCTTGGCGGACGCCCCGGCATACCGGGACGGGTCCTGATCGGCGTGAACGGCGAGTATGGGAATCTCCGCTCGGCGGGAAGGCACCGCATCGCGGCGGACGATCTCTTGGGGTTTGTAACGTGCCATGCTTACTTTCCTTTTCCGATGAGGTACTGGCTGTAAGCGTTGGTGCCTGTCTGGACGAGACCGCCCAGCAGTTCAGCGCGGCTTCCCCGAATACGCCCGCGCGCTTCGGTGGCCGACGCGGCAACGGCGTGCTTGCGGTTCTTTTCCAGTAACGCGGCATCACGTCCGGCCTGACCCATCATGTCATCGCCGAGCAGGGCAATGGAGTTACCCGATACGCCGGATTCAGCCGCAGAAGCGCGCAGGGAAGCACGCAATGCACGCGCTTCCTGAATCCGGGCATCCGTCCGTTCGGCGGTCTGATCGTTGATTTGTTGTTGCTGCGCAGCGGACGCTTGTGCAACGGCTTTGGCCTGTTGGCGTTGACCGCTGATCTGCATGGCACCGCCCACAACGGCAGTGACGATTGGGATGACGGCAGGATTGCACATGGGTTTTCACAACGGGAATGAAGGGGAGGGATAAGGGGCCGTAAGGCATCGGGGGTTGTTCAACAAACCCCATCCAGCGCAGCCAGCGCCGGGAGGTTTCAGCACGCACGTCCACGTAGTTGAACAGGACACCAAAGGCGTCTGCCCATACGTCTGTAAATCGCCTCGCAACGCACAGGAAGGCGCGTCTGACACCAGGTGCAGTGAGGGTATCGGTCCCCAGCAGCCAGACAGATACCGGGCCTTCCGGATGCCTTGCGTAACCAAACACGGCCACCGGACGCCGCTTCCAGAACGCCACCCGGCACAACGTGCTGGACGTGACCGCATAGGCCAGCGCCTGCAAGGGCGAGTGGCCGTGTGATGCCGCCACTTCCCGCACATCCTCATGGCGCAGGTTATCCGCGATATGGAGGATGTCCCGTGCAAGGGGTGCACGAAATGTAAACATCAGCCCCGGCTCCGGTTGACGTGCATGCCCCGCCACTGCGCGGATTGAAACCAGCACTGATAGGGCAGTCGGTTGATGAGGCTGATCTGGACGTTGCGGGCGTCGCCCAGGACCGGGAATCGGCGGGACCCTGAATGGTACACAGGAGCCGACAACACAAACTCGCTGCTCCCCAGGACCCGCGCGGTATAGGCCCCGCTGTGTGAGGCAAGATACGTTTCAACCCGGTTCTGGCCGTGGTGAGTGACTTCCAGTTCAAAATACGCCGCGCTGTTGTAGGCGACTTCGATATCGCGGAGCTGGGTGCGCCCCACAAGGACGACCTGTTGGTTCCGATCACGCACGATGGCACGGGTCAGGGTGAGCCGGTGTTCGTAATCAAGTCCGACCACCACACGGCCTCCGGCGTGATTGCCGGGAAGGACAAGGCGTGTTCCTCCGTTCGTCACTGTCCAGTTTGAAGGCAGGGAATAATAGGCACTCTCATCCGCCCAATCGCCCGTTTTGAGCACGGTGAGCGGTTGTCCGGGCTGCACCTCATAAGGGATATCCAGCCAGGTCTGATTACCCAACGCCTGATACTGTGGTGTCACGGTGACGTGGCGATCAAGCAGTGCCTGATCGGTCAAGGACAACCGGAACCGCAGCAACTCGCACCCGCCCTCCGGGGTCTGGGCCACGGCATAGACCTCATCGGCAATCGCGTACAGGTGCACAATCCGCCCGACCCCTGATAACGTCCACCGCGCCCAGGCCGATTGCTGTTTCTCATCACCGGCCCAACGCACGAAGTATACGAACAGGTCACTTCCCTCCTCCGTATCCAACGCCACGAACACGCAATCAGCCTGTGTTGCCGGGGCCAGTGCACGGACACGTCCCGGCAATAGCTGTGCAACATGCGCAGTGACATCAGCGGCATCCCCGCTCGTCGCCTGGTCGTCCATGAAATACTCTCGCACCTGTGCATGCGCGCCGCTGTCGTCAACAAAGTACAGAGATTCTCCCATCAGCTTGGGGCGCACCCACGGGGAAATTCCGTAGCTGGTGATCGGCGAGGTCTTGACGTATTTCGAGGCAAGGTACGGCTCCGAGGTCAACATGATCTGACCGCTGGACGCCGCCAGAAACAACGCTGATTGGAACGACACCGCGTGATAGAGAGTGGCAACGCCGTTGCTGGCGACCACGCTGACGTCAATCGGGTCTGAATCCAGCACCTGTGTCACCGAGGTCCGCCAGAAGTTGAACGGGTCCGAGGTTTCCGAGAAGATCACATTCTCGCCTGACAAAAAGCCGAGCCTGTCCCGGTGGATGAACACGTCGCGGATGGGCTGACCTGTGAAGGAAGGAAAGGGGTTGCTTTCGGCATCGCCTGCGGGGCGCGCTGTCCACTCCGGGGCACCAAAAGAAAACCAGAAGCCGTCCGCGTGAACAGGGTCTGGAATGCGTTTCAAAACGTGCGGCATGGTGTGCCGATTGAGGGTGTGGGACAACCCCGGTTTTGCGCACTCAAGCCAGACCTGTGAAGATTGTTTCTGGACGTAGTAATCGTCAAAGGGGGATTCATCAGAACCGACCACGGCATAGATTGCGCCTGTGGGGACGCTGTTCCCTGCTGTGCCTTTGGGCAGGTCGCTCATGGTCTGCACGCTGCCATGCAGGGTGCCGGGGGATTTCGTGACATCTTCCTGCACCTTGACGGTGCGATTGACAATGAACGTGGTGTCGGCCATTGTCGCCGTGGCGAATACCGTCCACGGGCGCTGTCCGGGGGCGTCCAGATAATCCAGCGCATCACCGGTGGCATTGACCGTGTATTCCTGGCCAGTCACATGGTCGAACACGCGGATGCTGCGGTGCCCGATGACCACCAGATAACGCTCCACCTCATCGCGGACGATGGAGTGAAAGTGCGCATCGGGAGATGTTGCGGTGCCCAGCCCGGCCACAAATTCAGCCGGGGGGCGTTTGCCCGCACCTTTGGCCGCGTGCAGCCAGGCGTTATCGGCGCGGGATACTTGGGATGGCGAGCGTACGGTATCGTCCTGCTGGGATTCCCCGCCCAGAAAGCTCGGGTAGGTGCCTGTGATGAGCGCCATGTCAACGGCTCCAAATGGTGGTCACGTCCGGGGAATCGGTCAGATAGTTATGGCCTCGGGCGTAGGTGAAATCGGATTGCTCCATCGCGAAAATCTGATACGCCTCTTCCTCGTGACGCTCGGTGAACATAAAGAGGGCATCACTGCCAAGCACGCTGGTCTGGAAGATGCGTGCGGCTCTCACCGCGATGTAGCGGCGAGCAGATTCGGGGAGTTCCTCAAAGGGGAGGAACCAAACGATGTAATCAGCCGTGGGCGGTTCGTCAAAGGTATTTTCGCCGGTGGTCGGGTTGATGACGCGGTTGCCCCGCAAGACCAAAGGCACGCCGCCGCGTGCGGGAAAGAGTTTCAAAATAGCGGACGGTGCGTTGACCTGTTTCTGGGCGTTCAGGGTGAAGGTGAACTGTTCCTGCTCGTTGAACCAAAACCCGGCTGACTGCACCTCGCGGCTGATCGCGTGTAAGGTGTCACGCGCCTGTGCGGCATAAAGATTGCCCAGCGTCTCCAAACTATTGAGCGGGGATTCCCCGATGGCCGACAACATGACGTTGACGGCTTCAAGTTCACTTGTGGGCGTTAACGTTGCCATATCCGATCACCAGACAAAAAAGGGGGCCATCCGAAGACAGCCCCCTGTGTGGAAGAAAACGCTTACGGAAGCGCAAGCTCGATGGCCCCACGCGGTGCCAGCACGCCGTGCCCAAGCGCGTACTTGGCCAGCATCAAGGTGCCCTGACGACGCACGTCATAGGCGCTTTCAAGCGCCATGTCCAGCAACTTGAGCGTCCCTACGGCGGAGCGGTGGAAGATCACCCCCTTGGTCTTGCTGTAGTCGCCGCGGTACTTGGCGAGGACCTTCGGGTTGGCGGTATCGTTCTTGGTCGGCAGGTTGTTGATGACGACCAGCGGAATCCGCGCCACGGAGGCAATGATGGCCTGACCGTAGGAACCGTTGTTTTCCGGGTTGATGTCGCGGTCAATCAGGTCCTTGTTTTCGGTGAGCAGATACCACTGCGCCGGTGCCAGCGCGCCGGTATATTCAGCCGGGTTGTCGGGGAGCAGTTTCTCATCCAGCAACTGGCGCGCCGAGCGGAACGCATCGGCCAGCACGTAAGCGTCAGAGTGGATGTTGGCCGCGGCGATCTTCGCACCTCCGGGCTGTCCGGCGACCGGGCCATTCGGCGTCCGCGCCGCTTGAATGGCGCTGCGCAGTTCGTTTTCCATCCGCCTCAAGGCCAGTTCCTGGCCCTGTTTGGCGCTGTATTCCCCGCGTACGTCGAAGTGGTTCATCGCCTCGTCAATTCCGGCGAGAAAGGCGTGCGAAATCAGCACCGGGTCAAGGGTGATGACAGTTTCGCTGTGTTCGACGTTGGACCCCAGAAGCTCGGTGCCCGGGACGTGATACTCACTGCCGATGGTCCCGATATTGGGGAATGCGGCGGACTTGCCCGCATCAATGGTGCGGATGGTGACGCGCCCTTCGAGCTTGTAATTCTCGATAAAGCTGGCGATCACCTCGGTCATGTAATTTTTCTTGAACAGTTCCCAGGCATCAGAACCACCGGCCTTCAAGCCGGGGCGTGAGGGATTGGCATTTGCCATGTGTGTTTACTCGGTTAGTTGAACAAAGGGGTGATGGAAAGACGCGCGTCGTGTTGTGCGCGATAGGCCGGGTCGGTGCGGTAACGGGGGTCGCGTACAGCAGCGACCGCCTGCGCCTGTGATGGATAGGGCTGGACGCCAGCATCAGGGGACGAGGTTTTGCCGGTGAGCAGGCGTGCGTTGCCGCCCCGCAAGGCGATCAACGCCTGCACGGCCAGCGCGGCACGATCTTTGTCACCGGACTGGATGGCCTCGTTGAACACGCGCTTGTGTTCGTCACTGACGTTGCTCTTGGCCCATTGAATCAGGCTCTCATACTCGGCCTTGCCGCCGACCGGGGAGTAGACAGACGCCTCAAACCCCTGTAAGCGCGCCTTGAGTCCGTCCACATACACATCCACCAATTCCTTTGGGAACCCGGCCTGTTGCAGCTTGGTGTAGGAATCAGTGCTCAATGCGCCCTTGGTGTTGAACTCTTCGGCAAACTCATCCAGATTCAGTCCGGCACGCGACAGGGCGTCAGCAGCGTCAGCGCTTGTGTGCTCCTCAATGGTGGCCGGGCCTTTGGGCGGAGCGGGGTCTGGCGGTGTCGGCGTATTCAGCGCCGCGTACGCCGCTTCCAGTTCCTCCACGGTCTTGTACTGCCCGCCATAGAGGCGTTCAGGCGGCGTCTGCGGCGGCGCGCCCGGTGTGGTTTTGGGGGCTTCACCGGCCTCCTTCTGGGCGTCAAGATCAACGATGGTTTCGTTCTGCGCAGGGTGTGCCATCAGTCAGCCTCCCCGACGTAGTTGGTAATGACGATGCCGTTGGGCTTCGTGGTGACGATGACGTCGGGTGACGTCTGGGAGGGTTGTAGCGGCTGGGATGGCTGGGGGGCCTCTTTCTGTGACTTGTCTTCGTTGGGTTTGCTCATGGTCATTGCTCGGTTATGTGGGAGGTGTCACCGCTGCGTTGGCAAGGTTCGGGGCAGCCCGGACCATCGCCTCCTGCATGGCGGTGTTCTGTTGCTCGGCCTGTAATTCCTCATCGGACTTGATGAGACCCTTGGCCGGGATGTCAGCAGCCGCTGCCAGACGGGACATGGCCTCACCGGAGTTCAGACGCATCTGCACCTCGGCTTCGCCAATAAGCGCCTTGGCCGCTTCGCCAAACTCGATCAGTCGATTGAGGTCATGGCCGCGTCCAAGTGCCGCAATGCCGACCGTGATGCGCGGCTGTATCAATTCCGGGGGCATCGCCGGGAGCCGGTTGGCGCGTTGCAGCTTGTCCAGTCGGCGGCGAATGAGGGGCAGCAATAATTGCTCGCCCGACAAGGCCATGAAGCCGGAGAGGGCGTCATCCAGTTCTTGAGTGAGTACGCGGATTTCATAGGCCGTGACGCGCTCGCCGGGGCGTTGTATGGCCGAGCGCACACCGAAAATGATTTCAAGACTGTGTGCTAACGAATCCGCCTCTTGGCGCACAAAGTTGAGATCAACCGCTTTTTGCAATTGCAGGGTCGAGATATCCGTGGCTTCTCCCCGCAAGACCGCACCGGACTCCGCCTCGGTCAACTGCCGTTCGCGGATGGTCGAAGTGGGCTTGAGGAACAGGATGATCTTCGCCAGTGCAGCCGCCCCCTTGCGGATGGCCTTGCGCAAGGCTTCGAGCGACTCAAACGCGCCGATGTAGTCGTACACCAGCCCTTCGCCGTAATCATCGACCATCGACGGAGGTGAAGCGAAGGGCATCCACGGGCAGGCATCCAGCGGGTACGTTGCAAAAGTTTCGGGGACGGTGATGCCTTCGACTTCCTGCACGACTTCCCATGTCTTTCCGTCCTCGCCGCGTTTGACCCAGGTATACAGGTTCACATCATCGTTTTTGGAAGACGCATCACGCTTGTCTTCCAGCTTCTGCACCACCTGCTGGCGTATCTCGTCTGGCAACAGCGCCGGGGCGATCTTGTCCAGGGTGATGATTTCCAGCAGGTTCCCCAACCCATCCCGGTCCACCACGTAGTTGACCAGGGGGTACAGCTTGGGGCGTCCTTCGTCCGGGTCGTACAGCAGGAAGTTGCCGCTGACAATGGCGTGCTTGGCCGCTTCTGACAGCACTGGGCGGATGCCACTGGTTTCCAGATCATTGATGACTTCGCGCTCAACTTCAACAAGTGCGGCTTCCAGATCGGAACGTTCAACACCTGCCTGTTGGGCAATGGCTTCCGCCACGGCCTGGTCGGGAGACAGCTTGAACACGCCCGCATTGGGAGGCAGCCAGGTCAGGACGATCTTCGAGGCCAGGGCATTGACACACTTGGGGCCGGTATCGATGTAGGCCGACCCCGGCACACGGGAACTCGACCCTTCTTCGACCCACAGCCGGGGGAGCGTCTGTTTGGCACAGCGCCTTGCCCGTGTTTCTGCTTGCTTGCGATGCCCCTTCAGTTCAGCATAACGCTTCGCGGCGGTTGGATGCTCGCCGGTGAAAGCCATCTCAACCACGGGGGATGGTCAACCCCTGGAAGGCACTGGCGGTGTTCAGATCAAGCCGGACTTTGGACTTGCGCCGCTTCGCGGCGGTCTGCCCGCTCGGTGCGGTGTCCGCGCTGGTCAGGACGATGGGGTCAGGGATTTTCTCTTCCTGCACGATTTTGGGCTTGCTACACATCGTGGCCTCCGTGCGTTTCTTGGAGCTCGACCTGGCGCAGGGCTTTCAGCCATTGAATCAACCTGCGTTCGCCCTGCCGCAACAAAAAGGTTTCCAGGTTCTGGTCTGGTTCGTAGATCACTTCGGGTTTCAGCCTGTCCAGTTCGTCAATCAGGTCGTAAGAATGGAGTGGGATTTTCATCAGGAATCCTTAAGTGGGGAGCTTCGCTCCCCTCATAGATGTTGTTTTTATTATTTCCGTTCAGTAACAATACGTTGCGCATGCCTCGCCAAGGCGTCCCGTGAGAGGTTGTTGGTGATCTCAAGATCGATCAATTCCGGGCTGATTCCCGCTTCGGAGACGTGGGGGTTGACAGGCTCGGCGGCATCGCGGGTGATGCTGATGATCTTGCCTCCCATGTTCCGAATCATTTTGGCCTCGTTGTCAAAGCGTACGTCCGGAACGACGGCGCACTCCCATCTCCAATTCAAACCCCTAAGCCTATCCTGCAAACAGAACGCCCATATGCTCTGGTGCATTGTGTTGCGACCCCATTCTGTCCCCAATGTCTGCATTGCTTCCCTCGGGGTTTTAAAACCCAATCGGGCGCATGGCGTCTCCTTGAGCTTGCCGTCCATCAACTCCTCGGGGGAGACGCCGAGCAGGCGTGCCACAAATTCACGAATGGGGTCTGCGAACGCCAGTCGGCGGTAGCCGTACCTGTCCACCAGAATCTTCGCCAAGGTGTCTTTGCCGCTTCTGGCGCGGCCTGTGATGCCAATGATGTTCATGTATCCTCCATATCAGGTGGTGTCCATAGCTGGACATAGGTTTTGTTTTTCCGCAACTTCCAGTCACCGTGGCGCAGGATGCGTGCCAGACGTGCCTGCAACAGTGCATCCTCTGCCGTGAGCGGGTCTGTAGCGCCCCGTGGTGTTCGTGTGGTGTATGTCTCCACGACGCTTTTCCATAACGCGGCCAGGTGTTGCGAGACGCTGGCTTCGCGGTATTGCGCGTGCACCGGCAACAGAATTTCGTCAGCTTTGGCAGGTCCGATACCGGGAAAGCCGGGGTAGTTGTCCACGGCATCCCCGGTCAGGGCCTGCTTCATCCAGTACAAATCCGCTTCATGCGGGGATATTTCGCGCACGCCTTCATCAGGGCGGTTGGGCATGTACAGGCGGATGCCGGGAAGCGTCTGCATGTCCTTGTCAATGGACACCACAATTCGATTGTCCGGGATCCATTTGGGACTGGGGTGTGTTGCCAGCAGCCCCAATACATCGTCCCCTTCCAGATCGGGGGCTTCAATCAAGCAGTCCCGAAAATCGTTGTAGATGAACTCGTCCAATACGTACCACAGCGCAGGCTTTGGCTTGGTCTTGCGGTTTTCCTTGTATGCCGGGTACAGTTCTTTACGGAAGTTTCCCTGCTTGCACGACAGGGCCAATACGAAGCTGTGCGCATCAAATTTTTCGATCAAATCGCCCAGGTAATCTTCCAGTCCGGCCTTGGCGCGTTCAGGCTGGATGGCCTCGGCCTTATCCCCACTCCCGTTCCAATCCACGCTTGTGGTATTGGCAAAGGCCAGTTGGTAACGCAGGACGTCCGCATCAATCAGCAGCACAGGTCCGTGGCGATTGTAGATTTTTTTCACGGACCTGCTCCATTCAGCAAGCGCAGTGCCGCGGCTTTATCGGCATTGCAGCGCGTGACCGCATCCTCGGCGTGCCCGGCAAAGGCGATCAGGTCATAGGCGGTTGACGTTGTATCGTCCAGCAGTGCCGCCATCGACCCGTGCCTGCCTTCGATGTGACACGGTTGCAGGAACGGGTCAATCAGGGCGGGCGGCTTCGCGCACGCCAGCAGGCAAAGGCTGGCGCAGCCACTCGCCATCAGTCGAATCTTCACGGGATAATGCCTCCAATCGTTTCAGGGATTCCAGCCGGGCTTGACGGAGCGCGCGTTCAAACTCGGCGCGCTGGACAAACTCGCGGGTCAGGGATGACAGGGCGCGCTGTGCGTGTTCAAGTTCGACCACACGCACGCTCATGCGGTGGTAATTCCACGCGGCAATGCTGGCACTGGCCAGCGTGACCGCCAGCAACAGCCCCATCACGGGGTGAAGGGAAAATCTGGGCATAGGGTCCTCATCGTTAATGGGTGCAGGCCCAATTCAGACCGATTTTGTATTCACCGGCCAGCGGGCAGCGGAAGTTGAAGTGTTCACCGGCTTCGCGGATGGCCTGGGTACAGATTTCACCTACAAAGGCCGCGTTTGTTTCGACCGCCTCGATCTGAAATTCATCGTGGATGTTGGCGACAAATTCGTAATCGACACCAGGTTCTCCAAACTCGGTTTGCAACCGCTGATCGGCCATCACCAGTGCCTGTTTCATCACCAACGCACCGGCTGACTGCAAAAGGGTATTCAGGGCGGCGTGCTCGCTGCGGATGTGGAGCCTGCGCCCATCCAGTCCGCGCAACCACCCGCGTTGTTTGGCGACCGCCTTGACGCCTGTGACCAGCTTGTCCAAGGCCGGAAGTTCTGCCAGAAACTGCTTGCGCAATCTGGCCCCGGCCTGTTGACCTTTACCAATAATAGAACCCAGCTTGGCATCCCCCGCTCCGTACAGGAAGGCGTAAATAAAGGTCTTGGCGTTGTCCCGCGTCGGCAGCCCCGCCGCCGCCTGGTTGACGCTGTGAATATCCCCTTCCAGTATCACCTTCGCATAGGCCCCATCGTCATAGCGGGCCATGTAGTGTGCCAGGCAGCGCAACTCCAACCCGGAAGCGTCCACTCCGACAAGCACTTTGCCTTTGGGGGCGCAAAATAACGCACGACACTCGGCCCCATACGGACTGCCCACACGCGGCACCTGGGCCATGTTCGGCCTTGAATGCGTCATGCGCCCGGTCACGGCGGCGTTCTGGTGGACGCTGCCGTGAATACGGTCATCCTCCGCAACGGCGTTCAGCCACGCCTCCTTGCCCTCGGACAACTGTCCAAGCCGCTTGTTGACCACAAAAAATTCCAACAGGTCGGGAATGATCGGGTAGTCCAGACCGGACAAGACTTCTTCATCCACTTTGGGCTTTCCGTTATCCGTGTGCTCCTGCGGTATCCAGCCATATAACGCGGTCAGCCTGTTGGCGATGTGGTCACGACTGGCCGGGTTGAAGACCACCTCCCGGTATGTGGCGACTTCGACGCCTTTCTGATACCCCCGGCGTTTATCATCCCGTTTGGGCGTAAAGGTCCGCTTGACTTCCTGCCATGGTTCAATCTGTGCTGCCAGTGCGTCCTGCAATTCAACACGGCGTCCCATCAACTGCTGCTCCAATTCCAGCGCCTTGTCCAGATCAAACAGGAATCCGCGCTTGTGCTGGCGTGCTAATACAGGCGCGACCGCGTGTTCAAGCGCCACCGATTCCGGCGAGAGTTTTTTACTCACCAGAAGTTGGTACAGCCGCCGTGTGACGTTCACGTCCTGCCTGCAATAATCCTCCATGTCCTGATTCCACGCGGCCCATGGGTCAATCCCTTTCGCTTTGCACCTGGCCGCATAATCTCCCTTCCAACAGCCCAGACGGTATCCCCACGCTTCCAGCGAATGGCGACCGGTCAGATTGCCAGGCAGTGCGGGCTTCCTTCCTTTCCCCTTCCGGGTGGCGAAATCGTACTCGGTCATGTCGGGGAACGCCAGGGTTGACATGAGAAGGGTGTCGCGAAAATCCTTGACTTTGAATCCAGAGTACACCTTTTGCAAGGCCGGGATATCAAAGGCGGCGATGTTATGCCCGATCACGCAGTCTGCGCTTTTTAATTCGGAGAGTGCGTCCAGGAGTGAGTAAGCGCTTTTTCCCGCAGTATTGCAGGAGAATATCTCGCCTTTTGGCGTGCCATCCTCATGTACCCATTGCAACGAGATGCAGTGAATCGTATCCAGCGTATCCAGCAGCCCGTTGGTTTCAATATCAAAAATGATCGGCATATCAGTCCTCCGTGTAAGAATAGGGCTGGGCGGAAAGTGCAGCGACACGGCGGCGTGCATGCCTCAACCATTCAGGCGGCGCTGCCTTGAAATCAGACGGGTGAACGCCTTGCGGTCTGTGCGCGTCGAACGCACTGAACTCATCTTCGAAAGCGTCTTCCTGCTCAATGTCCTGTTCGGGGTGCAGGTTGTACTCGTAGTCTTCAACGTAGTGCCTGATGCGCCGCAAGGTCCGCTCGGTGCCGTTGTTGTTTTGGATGTACAGCAGTTTCTTCTGCGCATCTGTTGGCGCTTCCGGTGCGCATTCAGTGTGCAGGATGCCTACTTCGTTGAACCACGCGACAAACTGTGAGCATCGAAAATCAAAACGCTCAAGATGGTCGTGGGGTTCCCCAAAGATAAACCCGACCAGATTGATAATGTATCCACCTGTCCGCCAGAACTCGCAGCATCGGTGATTATCCTTGATTAAAACATATCCATCTGTTCCGGCCATTGCCTCCTTGACGGCCTGATAATCTTCCACACACCTGAAAAAACAATCAATGTCTTTGATCGTCGTTTTGTCGTAATAAGCGCGCAGACAGCCGCCGCCGAGAATAATGGCGGACCGCCATCTTTCAGGGAAAAGGTTGAACAGGGATTTGGCGTGCCAATACAGACTCATGTTGATTCCTCGTCAAGAACAAAAGGGTTAAGGCGGGCCCCTGGCCTGGGCCTGTGCAGCCTGTGAAGAGGGCTTTACAGGGACCCGCTGTGAACGGCGGGGACGGGAAGCGCGCGAATGCCCGGAACGGCGGGCAGTGGCGCAGTGGATATCTTTCAAATAAAACGAGATGTCGGTTTCGTCGCCATCCCCCGGTGAGGGCGCTGCGGGTGTGGGTGGCGCGACTGCTTTTTCCGGCACCCCGCGCGCTCCCTCGGTTGCTTCGGGGTGCCACGGCGGGATGTCCTGTGTGGAGGTCTCGTCCACAAACGGACGCTCATCAAAATCTGGCGCTGATACGGGATTCAGCAAACCGCTGTCATGGGTATAGAGATAGTGAATGGTTTTGCCGTTGGACTGGCCGGTGTACCGATCTTTCAATACCCTGAATGTCGTCGTGTTGCGCTCGGTTTCATCCTCGGCCTGGGTATCGCGTTCAAGTCCGAAGGCAAAATGCGTCCAGAACCCAATCGCGCGGGAGCCTTTGAAATGGCGCAACATCACCCGTCCGCCTTCCTCATGCGGAGTTTTCTCCGGGGTCGCCAAGTGCGACACCAGATAAATGCACACCCGATAGCGCTGTGCAAATTGCGCAATCCGCGCCATCGTGTCCTCCAACATTTTCCGTTCGTCCTCGGCACCGGCTGCAAAGCTGGTGAGGTTGTCAAGAAAAATGTGTTTGATGCCTTCGGCCACGGCCATGTGTTTCATCTTGGACTCGATCACCTCCCAATCGGTTGAACCGAAGTGGTCGTACACAAACACCTGGCCGTGATCGAGCGCATCAAACGCATCGGCCAGTTCTTCCTGCGTCCAACTCCCGTCAGGCACATGAAAACGCCTCCCCGCCACTTTCCCGGCAAGGCGTTTTGCGGTTTCCACAGGGGGCTGTTCCAGGAAGAACAGGCCAATCCGTTCCTCGGAAGAGGTCACGATGTGGGCCGCTTCCTGCATCAACCAGTCGGTCTTGCCAATCCCGGTGCCCGCACCAAAGGTGTAGACCTCGCCATAGCGCTTGCCAAAGGTCAGTTCAGTGAGGCGCTGATCGTGCCAGGGCATCCCGATCTCGACCGGTGTCAGGGCTTTTTGCTTGAGCGCACCAAACGCCACAATCCCATCCGGACGCTTGGTCTGTGCCGCCCACATGGCCGTCGTGATGGCTTCAGCCTGCCCTTTCTGCAAGAGTTCGGAAGGGTCTTTCGCAGGCAGTTGTGCGATCTTGGCTTTTCCCGGCGTCAACAGCATGGCGACCTCCTGTGCTGCTTTCTGGCCGGGCTCGTCCATGTCAAACATGAGGATGACTTCATCAAATCCTTCCACCCATTCAAGCTCACGCTTGATCGCCTTGACCGCACCCGATGCGCCGTTAGGGACAGACACCACAGGCCATTTCAGGCCGTTGGTCTGGGCCACGGTGATGCAGTCAATCTCACCCTCGGTAATCACCAAACGGCGTCCGGGCTGCCACAGGTGCTGTCCAAACAGCCCCGCCTCTTTGGCATCGCCAATGAATTTGAAGTCCTTGTTTCTGTACCGCAGCTTCTGGCCGACAATCTGTCCGTTACGCCGGTAATTGGCAATCTGTACGGTCTTCCCGCGTTTGTCTTTGCCGATCCAGTATCCGTATTTACGACACGCATCCTCGGTCAAGCGGCGGGTCTTGAGACTCGCGGGTTCGCCGGTGAGAAACTCGGCCATGGTGTGCTTCCTGTTGAAGTGATTGACTGGCGCTGCCCCTGTTGCGCGTTCGTGATGACCGCAACCGAAACAGAAGGCCCCGCCATCGGTGTAACGGGCCAGGTTGTCCCGGCTGCCGCAGGCGGGGCACGGCTCCTTGTGTGAGTAATGCGCGTCACCGTGCTCCACGCTGCACCGCCCATAAGCGCTTGCGGTAGATGACGCCTGCGCGGCGTTTTAATACCGCGCGAATCCGTTGTGCCAGTGCGGAACGACGCACGCCGCGCACGGCCTGTTCAAACGCCAGCCGCATGCTGGTGGGAATTGAGATTGTATCCATGGGAGACTCGTTAAATACGGTGAGGCGTCCGCCTCTGGTAGGATGGGGTTTGCGACAACCTTCCTTCACCACCAGCGGAGGACAATGAAAACGCTTGACCACGACTTTCTGTTACACATCCTTGAAACAGTGAAAGCGCACCCTCGTGGGGAGGTGCTGCCTCTCAACATCATTCAGTATGACAACGAGCGCCCAAAACTACTGGTCGCTATCAATTACCTGGAAAGGCACAACCTCGTTGTTGCACACAGATGCCAGCGGCGGACGGTGCACACAGCATTCAACCCTATGCCTGCCTCTCTTTCCTTGACAGAAAAAGGCGCGCGCTTTATCGACGCTGTTACCGTCAGGAGGGAGTTGGATGACTGGATACATGCGGCACGTCTTGCTCCTCATGAGCGTCGCCGCTATGCGCAGGAATTTCGCCTTCTAACGGACGACAAAATAAAGCGGCTTCGATTAGCACTGGAAGATGTCGGTTTGGAGAAGTTGAATTTAGCACTTCCGTTGCTTCAAACTGCAATGGGCACACCGCTGAACGAACAAAACGGAGCGCCGTCCCCGGCCACAGCATGATTGCAAACTCATGCACAAGACAAGTTGGGTCCACTATCACAAAGCCGCGCTCATCCATTATAATCTCTTCTGGCATTGCGCGTGCGTTGAGATATTCGTCTACGGTTGTTTTTCGCCCTGTATAAACATACCAGTCGGGTGCTTTAAAATTCGACATTTTTAATGCTCGCTTTAAGTTGCGCATAAATACCCTCCAGGGTAATCAGGGGAATACACAACGGGCTTTCCGGCCTCGGCAATCAACCGCCGCAGCGCCTCGTATTGCTCGGGTGTAAACGTATTGGCCGGTTGCTTGAGGGCATTGACACCGCCCAGCAGACACACCTGCCAGGCGTTGGTGTTGTGCTTGCCCGCCAGTACGCCGGGTTGATTCAAAGGCCGTCCGGGATATACCGTGCCGTCCCGCTCAATGACGTAGTGAACGGCAATCTTTGAATATCCCTGTAAGCGGTGGTGGTGTGCCAGTTGCGCTCCGGACGTGATCGCGTCAGGAGAAGTCATGCTGGCACAAACGAACAGTACGTCCACCGATGTAAGGGGTTTCAGACGCATGTGTAAATGTGGACCTCGGTTCTGGGGTGTTCGTCCTTGCGGGCAAAGCGTTTGCTGGTCAGTAAGCTCACCACTTGGCGGTCGTCATCCCAATAACCGCCCGCTTTGGTAATCGCATCCAGTGGTCCCTTGGCATAATTGTCCGCATCACCTTTTGGGTAAACGGCCTTGGAGGTTTTGGGCCGCTGGATGATGGCCTCGGTCACCACGAGCAACGGTGTTGCGGCGTCAAGGTGGAAGGCACCAGGAGCGAGATAGTGTTCGGCGCGTTGCTTCCACGCTTTATAAGTTTTGCCATAATACGTTCCCCACTTTGTGACGCGGGGGCGACTGGCAGGCACCGGGTCAAAGGGAAACGTCAAGGACGCCACTTTTACGGCGTCCTTGAGCATCCCGATGACGTCTGGTGAATCAATAATCGCCGTCGTCATCGTCCTCTTCTTCGTCGTTCCTAGCGTCGTATCCATCGTCGTATCCATCGTCGTATCCATCGTCGGCCTCTGCCTCATCATCATCATCATCATCGTCAGCGGCAGACGGGAACCGGGGCGCAGCCTCTTTCGCAACATACCCCTCTTCTTCCTCAAATCCGTAGTATTCAGCGCTGCGATTCCCGGCCTCCACCAGTTCCAGAATCTGAACCGCACGCAATTGCAGGGACAGATAAAATTGTTTGGACGACGCCACGTATGCACCGAAGGTTTCAAAGGCGACTTTCAGCACACTCCCGCCGCCCACAGCAGGGGTGTTTTCCAGTTTCTCGCCCTTGGCATCGAAAATGTCCGGGGACATGGTGTAATCCTTTCCTGTTCGCCTGGACTTTCCCTTGGACGTCATTTTGAACGTCATCACCCTGCGCCCGGTCTCCGCGCCGTCAGCATCGGTTTCCTTCTTGCTGATCGGGGCGGGCTTTGCGGCCTTCGCCTGTTTCGGATTATCCCGTTTCCACTTCGCAAAGGCATCATCGCGTTCTTCTTTCAATGCCTGTGCGAATTTCTTGAAATCCTTGTTCCCGGCTTCAAACGCCAGCGCCACGGTGTAAACGCCGTCCGGGTTGAATTTGTCGGAAGGTGCGTCCAGAAAGGCCCAGACAGCCTCTGCTTTTGGGGTAATAAAAGTCTCTCTCTTACGGCTCATCGTCATTGCTCTCGGTTGTAGGTAAATAAAAACCGGACTGCCAGGCATCGACAGCATCGGTCAGGTCAGCCAGCAAAGGATTGACACCTTTTTCGGCTTCATGCAGCAGCCCGGCGAGTGCGACCAGCGCGGCGCGTTCGCGGGGTTCCAATATCAGCGGGTTCATGGAAAGTGGGGGAGCAGTTCCCGCGCGGTATAAGCGCGAACGGCGCTTAAGGTATTGACCAGGCGATAGCGACAGTCCTGTTCCATGCGCGCCACGATGCGCTGTGCTTCCAACGGGTCAATGCCCAATACCTCACAGACATTGCGGTATGCGCAGGCCAGGGCAATCACCTGCTTGGCGGGGCTCCCCAGATGCTGCATGGCATTAATGACTTCAAACGCGCCCTGCGCAGTGCTTTCGGGCGTCTGGCTATGCAGTGGGTCCAGTATGCGGTTGCGGGTAGTTTCAGATTGGCTCATTTTATTATCTCGTGGTGTTTATTCTCGATATGCGTTTGTTTCAGGCAAAAAAATACTTGGAATCCAGTACCAGATTCAGATCAAGCGTGCCCTTTGACGGGAGAGGCGGAAGGTGTGCTGCGACCTCGGGCGGGAGTTGTTCCTCAAGCTGCCTTCGAAAATCGTCCAGCACATCACTGCTGTATTGATCGACAAACGCCTGTCTCAATGCAGCGGCAAGTATTGATGTGTTCCCGGCGTGTGTCCCGAAAGAATCGTGAATCATGGCAAAGGCGTTGACCCCGTTTGCTACGGCAAGATTCGTGGTCAGCATCATGTGGCTGGCATCGCAGGAGTGGACGAAGTTGGGGCTGATGCCGAGGGTTTGTCTGCGGCGGTCGAGTTTGGAACCCTCAATCGCAACTGTGATAGGCACCAGTTTTCCTCCCACATGAGGCCATATTCTCACGCCTTCCTTCACACGATATTCCTGCAACACTGAAAATCCTGCCGGAGTTGTCCACCCAACCGGCATGTCAGCAGATGACGCCACCTTGGATGCTTCCCGCAACCAATCCATCGCTGCTCTGGCCGCAACGACAACCTCGCCGATGCACTCCCACAATATCTTGGTCAGATACACGGCCAAGTCCCAATCATCCAGGCCCGCGTCCTTCAGTTCCGTCAGCACCTGTGCCCGCATACCGCTTTGGGTAACGCCATAGGGCAACGTCATGACCGGGCGCTTGACCAGTGAGCGTGTCAACTGTCCATCCAATTTGACGGCCTGATGATCTCCCTCCTCGGCGTATGTCCTGATTTTCTCCTGCGTCAGATCACGCACGCGGGTATAGACATCAGCAGGGGCTTCCTGGGGGACAAGATTGGTGGCCGCACCTCCGACCGCATCCCGCAGCATCGCCGAGAAATTTTGCAAGCCGTTGCAAGAACCGTCCAGTGCAATTGGCAGGTGGGAGATGTGTCCGTTGCCATTGATTTTATATCCCATCCATTCAATACACGCGGCCAGCGCGCAGAATGGGGAATCGGCGTCCATCCAAAACCGCTGTCCATCCAACGGGTCAAGCGCCGAGTCCAGTATCTGATCTTCGTGTTCGTAAGCCCACGCAATGCGATCTTCAAACGACACCCTGTCTACGCCAAACATGTTGGCGAGGTGCACGGCCAGCCAATACGCACCATCCTCACCGAGTGGCAGCCCCTCGGCAAAGTGGAGGACACCTTTCGCCATATCATCACCCTGCGGATTCAACAAGGGGGGCAACGGATACGCACGGCCTCGAAAATCCAGATTGTACGGAAACCAGATCGCCGGATACTCCGCAAACTCTTCCGCCAGTTTGATCTTCTGCCCTGCCGCCACCCGCTTTGACACACTGCGGGCGTTGGTTTCATAGATTGATGCGCGCTTGCGCTTCCACGCGTAAAACTCATCGCGGTGGTGTTCCTTGTAATAGTCCGGGTCGGATGCCAGCATGTCCGGTTGCTCGGGGAGTTCCAGCAATTCGCGGTCAGGCAGTCCGGCAACGCCACCCCCGGCCTCCCATAGCGCCTTCATCACATCCAGCACCGGACGGTTGATCTTCCATGGCGTGGCCTGAATGGCGTTCACCGCGGCGTACACCAGCGGCATATCCGCCTGTTCCAGCTCGCGCTTGTACGCGCGGTTGCGGGTGCGCACCAAGTGAGCGCGTCTCCCCAGGCTCGTGAGGTAGCCTCCGTCCGTAGGCGTCGTCCACGACCTCGGCGGCACGACCATCGGCAACAGCACCGGCTGAAACAGCGCGGCGCTCTCGTGCGCCTGTGCGAGCCAATCCAGTATCTTCTGATTACCTTCAATGACCAGCAGCCGATCTTTTGTGCCCTTCCTGGTGCGCTTCATGGCAATCTCAACCAGCCCGGTCGCCTCGATAAACAACTCAATCAGCTTGGTGCCGAGCAGCACGGCATCCCGATCATTCAGCGTCAGTCGGTCCTCCGAAGCCGCATAGGCCACATGATGGCGCATCACTGTCATCGCGTGCCGGGGCGAGGTGGATTTTTTCAACTTGCGCTGAATCACCGTGTGCAGTCCGGGATGCTCGCGGTTCAGCATGCTGAAATTGATCTCGTTCTCGACTTCGTTGCCGAGCTTGTTTGCGACCTGCACCAGTTTGGGTTTGTTCAGCGCCAGCGCATTCACGCAGGCCGTGGCGGTCAGGTAGGCCAGTACGTGCACGTCCACGTCCCGGATGTGCTTGAGCGCCGCGTGACGCTTGCCCGGTCGTCCGGTCTGTGCATCTTCAATGAAACGGCGGATGGCCTGTGCGGTCGCGTCGATGGCTTCCAGGACCACCCTTTGCCCTGGTCCGGTCTGGGCTTCCAGCCCCTTTTCCCGTTTCTTGTCCAACATCTTTTTGTACCGGCTGCTGCCCCGTGTGACACTTTCCTGTTCCAGGCGCAGTTGCTCGGCGTGTAAATCAGTGTTTGGCTCAATCGTCATCATTATCTCTTTGGGTTTGATGTGGACACAACAACAGCGCCCCGGACATGTCCGGGCCGCATGGTTGCCAACAACCGATCACAGGTTGCGCCAAGCAGTGTTTCAGACGCGGGAAAGCGCGTCAACGGGCGCGGCGCGCAACTCCCTCATAAGGGATTGATTTCGATAGGCGCGTCACCAATTCGGACACCTCTCGGGCGCGCCACGTCACCGAATCCGGCACTCCACCCGTCACTCAAAAAGCGCGTGACGCTGTAACTCCTTGAAATAAAAAGCGCACCTGCTTTTCAAAATTAGATTGTGATTCCAGATGTCGGGGGTTCGAGTCCCCTCAGCCACCCCATTTTTGGGGTAAATCAAATATTCCCGCCCGGGGCCGGTTCAGATAGAATCAGCAGGATTTTGCCGCTGGAACCCGACTCCCCATGTCTTCTGCCTACGGCACCGAAACGGTGCTCAACGTCCACCACTGGACCGAGAATTATTTCAGCTTCACCACCACCCGTAGTGCCGGGTTGCGCTTTGAAAACGGTCAGTTCGTGATGATTGGCCTTAACGCGCAGCGTCCGGACGGGTCCAGTAAACCATTGCTGCGTGCGTATTCGATTGCCAGCGCCAACTGGGAGGAGCATCTGGAATTTTTCAGCATCAAGGTTCCCGATGGTCCGTTGACCTCGCGTTTGCAACATATCCAGCCCGGCGATACGATCCTCATCGGCAGAAAGCCCACCGGTACGCTTCTCATCAATGATCTGCATCCGGGGCGCAATCTGTATCTGCTCGGGACCGGGACCGGGTTGGCCCCGTGGCTGTCGATCATCAAGGACCCGGAGACTTACGCGCACTTTGACCATGTGGTCGTGGCCCACGGGGTGCGTCAGGTGGCCGATCTGGCCTACCGCGACCACATCAGCAGCGAATTGCCGCAGCATCCGCTGCTCGGTGAGATGCTGGCAGGCAAGCTGCATTATTACCCGGCGGTGACCCGTGAGCCGTTCGAGTTCAAGGGCCTGGGTCATCGGGGCCGGTTGACTGACCTCATGGCCAGTGGCGAGATGGCGGCTGCGCTGGGCCTGCCGCCACTCAACCCGGCGCATGATCGCGCGATGATCTGCGGCAGCCCGCAGATGCTGGCCGATTTCCGCGCCTTGCTCGATGCGCGCGGGTTTGAAGTCGCCCCGCGCATCGGCAGCCCCGGGCATTATGTGTTTGAACGTGCGTTCGTGGAAAAGTAAGGCCCTACGTCTTTTTCAACGGGCGCTTCCATCCGGGTACGGCCTGCTGGCGGCTGCGGGCAACGGTCAACTGCTCTGGGGGCGCATCGTGGGTGATGACCGAACCCGCGCCAATCGTGGCCCCTTCCTGCAACCGGACTGGGGCGACCAGCGCGGTGTTGGAACCGACGAACACGCGATCGCCGATTTGGGTGCGATGTTTGTTCACCCCGTCGTAATTGCAGGTGATGGTCCCGGCACCGATATTGACCTGCGCGCCGACGTCGGCATCGCCCAGATAGCTCAGGTGGTTGGCCTTGCTGCCAGGGCCAAGGGTGGTGTTTTTGGTTTCGACGAAATTGCCGATGTGGACGCCATCAGCCAGCGCGGTACCGGGGCGCAGGCGGGCAAACGGGCCGATGATGGCAGCACCGTGCGAGCGTACCCCGTCCAGATCGCAGTGTGAGCGCACCTGGGTTCCGGCTGCCAGGCTCACGTTGCACAGCCGGGTGAATGGCCCGATCCGCACGCCGTCGCCGAGTTCCACCCGGCCTTCCAGGATGACGTCGAGATCGATCTCCACGTCCTGCCCGAGAATGACCTCGCCCCTGACGTCCACCCGCGCCGGGTCCGTCAGGCGTGCGCCGCGCGTGCATAAATCCTGCGCTGCGCGGGCCTGCCACAGGCGTTCCAGCCGGGCCAGTTGCCAGGGGTCATTGGCGCCCTCGATCTCCCCGGGATCGGCGGCTTCCACAATCACGGCGGCAAGGCCATCGGCAGCTGCCAGCGGGAAGATGTCCGGCAGGTAATATTCGCCCTGGGCGTTGTGGTTGCCGATCCGTGCCAGCCAGCCGCGCAGCGGGGCGGCATCGGCCAGGACGATCCCGGTATTGACCAGACCGATCCGGCGCTGTTCGTC